TGCAACAGATGTTGTGATTCAGTTTAGCGACGATGATGTCACATATGACATCGTCGGAAAAATGACATCAGCGTCGTTGTCAATTTCAATGGCAACACGCGACACATCCACCAAAGATTCAGCGGGTTGGATGGAAGTATTAGAAGGACAAAAATCATGGACGTTGTCTGGTGATGGTTTGGTAGTATATAGCAATTCGGGTAAAGCAACACCCGACGACCTATTCACCTACCTATCTGGGCGCACGCAATTGTATGTGAAATTCGGTTCTACAACAACCGATGAAATCGCATATTCTGGCCGAGGTTATTTGACCGAGTTCAGCAATGAAGCGGGATTTGAAGATAACGTGACGTTCTCTTTCAGTTTCCAAGGAACAAGCACATTGACGCAAGCGGCAGTTGCTTAATAACAAACAACAACGGGGACGTCCATCGGGCGTCCCCTTATTAAACACACAAACACAATGACAAAGCAAATTTTGGTAAACGGCAAAGAATACCCGGTGAAATATGGATTCAACGCATTGCGATTGTTTTCAAATCAAACGGGAATCCAATTGGATCAATTGTCACAATTGCAAGATTCAATGTCTATTGATTACGCCATCGCATTGATATGGGCGGGATTGAAAGACGGCGCAAGGGTGCAAAAGGTTGAATTCGATATGACCTTGGATGATGTGGCCGATTTGTTGGATGAAGATGCAAGCATCATCGAACAATGTGTCGCATATTTCGTGGAATCTTTTGTCAAGCCAACGGACGAGGTCGCAAAAAAGTAAACACCCAGCGCGAAGCAGAATCATTCACTTGGGATGATCTGGAATCCATCGGGTTGGGTGAAATGGGGATGACGGTGGACGAATTGTATAATATGACGCCACGTCAATTCCAGAACAAAAGACAAGGATTCCAAAAGATAATTGAACACAATGTTCATTTGATTTGGGAATCAACACGATGGAATGCGGCCATTAATATTGCGCCACATACCAAGAAAAGATTGAAGCCAAGGGATTTGATTGCATTCCCTTGGGAGAACAAAAAACGGCGCGTTGATCGTGTGTTCACACGCGAGGAAGTGATGGCGGATATTAAAAAAGTGTTTGGCGATGACAAGACCACAAATTGATTTAAAATTTGGCGCGAATATTAAAGATTTCCGCCGTGGAATGTCCAACATCGACCGTTCGTTGCGACAATTGTCGGGCGGCTTTGGCGCGTTGGGCGGTGTCATTGGTGCATCATTCGCGGTTGATGCCATCACGCAATTTGTGTCGGAATCGGTTAAGTTGGGCGCAACGATGGAAGGTGTGCGCGGCGCGTTTGAACGATTCGCAGATGAAACCACACTGGATGGATTGCGCGAAGCGGTATCGGGCACAGTTGACGATTTGAAGTTGATGCAAATGGCCGTTCGTGCCAAAAATTTCAAAATCCCTATGGACGTATTGGCCAAGGGTTTGAAGTTCGCCACGCAACGCGCAATGGAAACGGGGGAATCCGTTGACTATTTGGTTGAATCATTCGTTATTGGTTTGGGTCGTGAATCGGTGAAGATTCTTGACAACCTTGGTATTTCCACTTTGGAAATTCAAAAGAAAACCAAGGAAGTCGGCGATATGACCAAGGCCGTGGGAATGATTATGGACGAGGCGTTTGAAAACGCTGGAGAACAAGTCGTGACCACATCGATGAAAATCGACCAACAAAAGGCGGCCATCACCAATTTGAAAATCGCCATCGGTGAACAATTGGCACCGATATACTCGGCATTCTTGGACAACACAATTGATGGATTGAAAAACATCAATAATTTGTTGAGCAAACAAACCGGTTTTCAAGAAAAGGCCGCCAACGCATTAAAGACCTATTTTGATATAACGGGGAAAGGTCAATCGACATTGGGTCAATTGGCGTCGGGATTGGCAAATTACCTTGAGTTGCAACGCAAGGTTGAACAAGCCCAAGAGGATGCAAAATTAACCGTTGATGACTATCGTGCGGCGCAGAAACAATATGATGCCGAACAAACATTAGCGGAAGAAAAGAAAAAAGAAGCCCTAGAAAAATATCAAAAGAAACTTGAGGAAGTGATTCCGACCATTAAAATGGCGAATTACGAAATCGACAAGTTTTTCAAGCCGGGGACGGCAAATATTTTCAAAGATGATTTCATCGAACCATTGGAAGCGATGGACACGGAATTGGAAAATATCGATGAATCGGTTGAAGATTTCGGAACAACATTCGACAATAGTTTCCACAAAACCATTGAAACATTCAGTAAATTCCGTGATGATTTCATGGCCATGGGCCAAGTATTAAAGACATCATTCGCCGCGGCATTTGGGGAATTGGAAGAAGGCGAAACCAGAGTGGGTAAATTCCGCGAAGTATTTGTCGAGCAATTGAAGATGATGGTCGCACAATTGTTGGCGACCGCGGCGGCGGCGGCAGTTTTAGCCGCGATTTTAACCATCGCATTCGGCGGAACGAATAAGGCTGGTCAAGCGATGTTCGGAAAAGCGGGAATGAAATTCGGCGATTTGTTCATGGCATCCGCTGGTGGTATGGGCGGCCTTGGTTTTAATTCCGCTGGAATGGGCGACGGAGGAATGAACGCAATTCAAATATTCGGCACATTGTCGGGTTCAGATATATTGCTTTCAAATGAAAGGGCATCACGAAATCGTTCACGTTCACGAGGTTTTTAACACATGGCAACAAGACTACAAAGCGCGTTCCGTTCACTAAATGACGACTACTACAAAATCCTTATCAATGATTCAGCACATACTGGATCCGCGGTGGATGTCAACGTCGGCGGTGATGGATTCACATTAACACACGACGGCGAAACGGACACGGTCTATTCGACCATCGTCGGATCATCGGTATCGTTGACCATTTACAACGATTCCATCGCGGTAGATATATTCCGCACGGCATTGTTGAACGCGCAAGACAAACAATTTTCGTTGCGAATCTTACGGGCGAAAAATCCAGCGATACAATATAAGGAACGCGTGGAGGCAGACGGCGGCACGATTGAAGCAATGAATTGTGTGACGTCGGCCATCAATGCATTGGGCGGTGTGAGTGAACCGGACGCGGCGGATTACAATCTTTTTTGGGTGGGGTACATCACCCAAGATTTGATTGAAGAAGCCGATGAATCAAAGCCGCGGGGCATCAGCATCAAGGCGGCCGACGGCATTTCATTGTTGTCGACGGTGGATTATCAATTTGGATTGGCCCAATCATTCCAAAAAAGTTTCAAAAACATTATCTGCGAAATATTAGATGATTCCGGCATCGCCGATTTGTTTGAGGCCACCGAAGATATGTTGACCACCGTAGTCAATTGGTATGCCGATGAACATACATACGCCGCCACGACGGACCCGTTGACGGTCACTAAATTCGATTTGAAGGCGTTCACAACGTGGTCGTCGGGGGCGACAAGGCAATACACCAATTCATTGCAAGTGATTCGGGAAATGGCCGTTATCATGGGCGCACGTTTCTATTTCGCGAACGGATCATTCCGTTTCGAACAGATTGGTGAGCGCGACCAAAAAACCATTCGCGAATTCTACTATTTAAACGACAACACCGCCAATGGATATGACGATGTCAATTTGGACACGACGATTGATAAGGAAATAACATATCGTTCGAACGGCACATTTAGGTATTTGCCAGCGGTCAAACGCGTGAACCTTACGCAACAAAAGATTTCCGCCGCCAACCTTATTGGGGGCACGGTGCAATTCCCGGCCGATGAAATTGATGTCGGTATCATTCCAAGTGCGAACAATGGCCACATCATCTTGGATATGGTGTCGTCGTTCCAAACATTTATTGCAACGCCACAAACGGGCACGGCAACGCCGGTGTTCGATGTGACGATAAGATTGGAACCGACCGATGGAACGGCGAATCAGTATTGGAAGAATTCATTGGTATCTGGGTTCATACAATTTGGTGTTGGATCGTGGTCAACGACGGCGGGCACCTACAAATGGGCGGCGAATAGTGTCGGGCGACAAACATCGTCAACGACCGTTACACAACATTCGATGGCCACGGGGCCATTGCCGAAAGATGGGGAAATATATATCGACATCGACATCGTCGGGTTCTATGATGCCACGGGGTCATCGACGTCGTTCTTCATTGGTGGGAATAGTTACAATTGGAATGTGTATTTGAACACCGCTAAATTTGAAAATGACAACGCCCCGGCGGATATTGTAGAAACGACATTCACATCTACCAACACATCGACGAACATCGGATCAAACATCGCCGTGGATTTAACACAAACGCGATTGGGTGATGGCCCCGGTGCCGCCGGATCATTGTATGCGTACACGGGAAGCGCATGGACGCAATCAACGGGGTGGCGCGAAGCGAATTCGGGTTCCTATGTAGATATTGCGGAATTGGTGACGTCGGAAATCCTTGCGTTGCAAAACAACGTGGTGCGACGATTTGAAGGCACCATGATCAACGGCGGCGGATTTTCGAATCGTTTTGTGTTCGACATCGGCTATTGGTTGCCGATGCGTTCGACATTTGTGGCGAACAATGACGAATTGGAAATCGAGGCGTTCTTGGTTAAAAAGAACAAATACAATATTTCATCATCGTCATCATCAACGGGAGGCGGTACGCCACCAACACCGATTGCCCATTATTCTGGTGGGTACACCAATTCATCGAATGGGGTGATTGCGGGTATGGTTGTCAACAATACCACGAATGCTGTGGGGCCATTCTCACAAACGGCATCGGGCGGAAAGGTGACGGGCACGGCCTTGATCACGGGTGACGCTACCTTGCAAGCGGGTATGGACCACCAAGGATTTTTGATTGAGGAAATCACGGAAGTCGAACATTACCCAGCGAACATTTACAATGTGGGGGCGAATGACTACATGATATTCAACACATGGCAGTCGGGGGCATCGACGGGGACATCGACCATCAACCTACCGGCGGCGTCGGACTATCAAGGGCGATTGTTGCGCTTCAAATCCGATGGCACCATTGGGGCGACCAAGTCCATCGATTTGGTTCCGCAATCTGGGGAAACGATCGATGGCGAAGCGGATTTTGAATTTAACCGCGACTATGATGGTGTGATGATTTTGGCGCACAACGGCGATTGGTATATCATCCAAAGAAAGGCCAAATAGTTCGTGCAATGATATTTATTTTTAACACATAAAAACAACGCAAATGGCTAATGCATATTTTTATTATTTGCTTCGTCGCGGCGCAATCACTGGCGGTGGGTTAAATGCCCACGTCAAAGATTTCCGGGATCGAGTGCTTTCCGATGGCGGTGTCATCGAGGCCATCAATTGTGTGCAAAAGGCAATCAACCGATTGCCGCAAGGTGTGAAATTTGGAACGGCAATGTTCAATCAATTCAACACACGGATCACAACCGATGGTGGGGTAACGGAAGCGCAATCATGCGTCGAGCAAGATTTGAATTATTTAAACGAAAATTTCACAACCTATTAAACTATGGCAACATTATTTGATTCGGCGTCGTTGGTGATGATTCCATCGGGCGTCAAGGAAAGCAAACTATATTCCGTCAAGCCGTCCAACGGCGATGGCGATTTCACCTTTAGCAGAGGAACGGACACGGCAACTCGTGTGAATGCTTCGGGATTGATTGAGAAGGAGAGAGCAAACCTTTTGCTTCAGTCTAATACTTTTGATACTACTTGGACATTAAGTAACGCAAGTGTAACGGGTGGACATAGTGGTTACGATGGTTCAAATGATGCTTGGGAATTAACTTCCACCAGCACATCAAGCGCAAG